TGGCTACATGGCCGTTGGTGTATTGGTCGCTGGTGGCGTTCGCCGCTTCAACCTAACCTAATAAGTTAGTTAATTTAATAATCCCTAGGGTTTAGTAGCCCTAGCCCTAGGGAGCTTTTTAGAGAGGAACCTATGGCCGCTGTTATGGTGACAATGCAAGAGTTGCGCACAAATTTAGGAATTGGCACTTTATATACAGACGCTACAGTTGAGGAGTGCTGCCAAACAGCAGAAGATTTAGTCGGTGCCTATCTTTGGCATAACGACGCACCAGTAGTTGGCTCATCTATAAGTAACAATGTAGCGACCTTAGTATTAGCAAACCCAGGCATCTTTGTGACTGGTCAATCAATAGTGGTAAGTAATTGTGGGGCAACTTATAACGGCACATACACTTTAACAGGCTCGTTCCCTGGTACTACCGTGCCAGCATCAATTGGCACAGCATTCTGGAGTACATACGCATTTAGTTCATACCCTAACGGCTACAGCATTATTCAATACGCCAAAGTAGCTGCAGACGATCCATTCCATTTTATTAAACCGTACGGTCGGGCGCTAGGCCCAGAGCATAAAGCACAGGCTTACACTGCGACCCCTGCCATAAGAGAGGCCGCGATGATAGTGGCCGTTGACGTCTGGCAATCCAGGCAAGTCAGTCAAACAGGTGGGGTAGGTATGGATGGGATCACTGCAAGCCCCTATCGAATGGGTTACCAGCTCATTAACAGAGTGCGTGGTCTCATCCAACCGTACTCAAGCCCTAATTCACTGGTGGGCTAATGCCAGCAGCAATAACAACTCTTAGATCAACCTTAGCCACTACGCTGACAAACGCTGGCGTATGGTCAGTTTTCAGTTTCCCACCACCAACATTACTGGCAAACAGCGTGGTGATTACACCTGGCGATCCGTACATTGTGCCGTCTAATAATGATGAGATAAGCGTAAATCCATTAGCAAACTTTAAAGTGCTAATTACAAAGCCAGCCTTAGATAACCAAGGCAACTTGACTGGCATGGAAGATTATATTTTAGCAGTAGTCACCAAACTGGCCGCTGCTACTTACCAAATGAACATCTCTAGTATTTCAGCGCCAGCAATGATTAACGCGGCAAGCGGTGATCTTCTTGTATCTGAAATAACTGTATCAATCCTCACGAGTTGGAGTTAACATGAGTTACAAAGGATTTACCGAAGAAGACCTTAGATTTCTGGCTAGAATCGGCCAGATTACCGAACCACCAGCAGCGGTTAAGAAACCTGCTCTAAAGAAAGAAGAGGAAGAATAATGGCCGTATTTCTAAGCAATGGTGCGGTTGTTACCCTTAACAGCGTCGATATTTCAGGCGTAGTTACAGGCGTTACAATTAACCGCAGCTTTGATGAACTGGAAGTCACAGCAATGGGTGACTCCAACCACAAATTTACAAAGGGACTGGAATCATCGACAATAACATTGGAACTGCTCAACGATACAGCAGCGTCAGGTGCTAACGCAGTTACTGCGACACTTGCAGCAGCATGGGGTACAACAGTGCCACTAGTGATCAAGCGCTCAAGCGCAGCAATCAGCACTACTAATCCTGAGTATCAAACTACTGTGCTGGTTAATAACACACAGGATCTAAACGGATCTGTAGGCGACATTTCTACTCAAAGCATTACATTTACCTGTAATTCAGTTATAGTAGTCGACGTAACACCATAACTAAGGAGCAATAATGGCAAAGCTAAAGATAACAAGGGCTAATGGCGAAGTCACAGAACACAAGATAACGCCAGGTGTTGAGTACGCTTTCGAGTTAAAGTATCAAGCAGGAATTAGTAAAGTCCTACGCGACCACGAAAGGCAGACCGAGATTTACTTCTTGGCGCACGAGTGCTTGCGTAGGGCTAACATAACTGTTCCTTTATTTGGTGCCGAGTTTATAGACAGCTTAGAAACTGTCGAGGTATTAGACGAAGAAAAAAAATAGTTCAGCGTGATTCCACGCTCTATACGATAGCCAGCCTGTCTGTAGAACTTGGAATTGCGCCTAATGAGTTCATTAATATGGACCCAGAAATGCTGCGAGCAATCGTGCAGGTGCTTAGCGATAGGGCAAAGGAGATCAAAAATGCCAGTCGTAATAGAAGGCATTAAAGAAGTCCTGGGTGGTCTTGATGTAATTGATGAAGAAATGCGCAGGCGCATTGTATTTATAACCGAGCCAATGATGCGCAAAGTAGCTGCTAAAGCACAGGGATATGTGCCAGGTAATCAAGACGTACTATCGGGCTGGGCTAAACCAATATCTTCGCCAGATATTAAATACAAACCATTTCCTAAATACGATGCTGCCGTTGCCAGGGCAGGTATTGGTTATAATCAAGGAGAAAATAAAACCTTCGCTAACGGTTGGAAGGTAGCAAGCTATGTTTACAACGCTAGTCGGCCTGGCGCTATATATGAGGTTGCAGGTCGTCTTAACCCAGAAGGCCGCGCACCATTTACATTTAGGCATGAAGGCAGCGGCACATACACTAAAAAATCTGCTAGAAGTAAAGCCCTTCAGGAATACAAATCAAACAACCCATTTGCTAGCCAGCAGTTCGTAGCCGCATTACCTAAAGTTACATCTCAACCAAAGATTAAAGATATTAGAGGCGGCGGTCGTAAAACTAAGGGTCGTTTAATTTATAGAGCCTGGGCAGAAGATAGTCCAGAGATATACAGAGCCGTGATCAGGGCTGTTAATGTTACTGCTGAGTTATTTAATAAAAAAACAGAGATTAAGAAGGCAGCGTAATGGCCAATATAGTTGCATCGGTAATAGCCACCTTTAATGGCAAGGCGCTTACTAAAGGCAAAAAGGAAATCTCCTCCTTTGATAAAACGGTTAAAAAACTAGGCAAAACCTTTGCCGCCACGTTTGGCGCATATCAATTATTAGCATTTAGTAAAAAAGCCGTTGCTGCATTTGCAGCCGATGAGAAGGCCGCTAAATCACTTGAGGTGCAGTTAAAGAACACAGGCTTTGCATTCTCCGCGCCAGGAGTAGAGGCGTACATAGGCAGTTTACAGAAACTATATGGCGTGCTTGACGATGAGTTAAGGCCAGCGTTCCAGCAACTCTTAACTGCAACAGGCTCAATCACTAAGAGCCAAGATGCATTAGAGACTGCACTAAACGTAAGCGCTGCCACGGGTAGATCATTAAGTGAAGTAAGCGCAGCATTAACACGCGGATTCTCAGGCAATACCACGGGCCTTACCAGGCTAGGTGCAGGGCTAAGTAAAGCCACGCTAAAGACTGGCGACATGGATAAAATCATGGAGGAGTTAAACGCCAAGTTTGCAGGCCAAGCAACAGCTAGGCTGGGAACCTTTGCAGGCAAGATGAGTCTTATATCGGTTGCTTCTGCCGATGCAACGGAAATCATAGGTAAAGGTCTAATAGATGCGTTAACTGCTTTAGGCGATGATAACAGTATAGATACGCTAACAAATAGTATGACCGACCTTGCCACGGGCATAGCCGATGTAACTAGGGGTATAGGAGAGTTGGCTGCTGGAATAAAAACGGTGGCAAACCTGCCTGGATTAAAACAATTATTAAAGTTCTCTTACGAAATGAGCGCTGTTGGATTGTTACAGCGTCTAGGCAGAATGAGTGCGCCAGCAGCAGTTTTACCAGCTAATCAACAACGCAGCGCAGGCCGTATATCTAGTCAGCAATTTAGAATAGAAATTAGACAGAAAAAAGAATTAGACAGACTAAGAGCTTTAGAACTAGCATCATTAAAAAAGAAAACAGCTGTAGATGAGTTACGAGATAAGTTTGATTTAGAACGCATAGGACTTACAGCTGCACTAAACGCTGCTACAGATGATGAAACTAAATTAAGAATTAGAGCGCAACTTGCTATCTTAGATAATAACGAGGCTTTGGCTAAGAAGTTACTAGCAGAGATGAACGGCACATCAGCGACAGAACAATTGACTAAACAATTTTATGCACTTAGTGAAGCTGCTTATGCGTTGTTATTATCTTTTGGCGTTGACCCATCACAGATAGGCCCAGGTGGTACTATTAAGAATGGCGCAGGTGGGCGTATGGGTAACCTTGCAGATGTTGCTATAAATAATCCTAGCTTTGGTTATAGTGCAGAATCTCGCGCATTAGGTTTAGCCTTAGGATTTACGCCATCGATGAGCATGGCTAGCTCACCAGAAATAAAAATAACTATAGATACTTCCGCAGGTGGCGATAGATTAAGTCAAGCAATAGCAGAATCTATACAAATTGCTACAAAGAATGGATATAGCACAGTGCCGGCAGGTCAAGGCTTCTAATGCCAATACCTGTAATAACCGCTTTAATTAACTTTAGTACTGGCCCAGCCTTTGCTCAGACAATGATCTTAGATTCAGGCATACTAGATACAAACGTATTAGGTGATGCCACAGCTGTAATTGTAGATGTATCGGATCAGGTTAACCGCATAGAGACTAACCGAGGCCGTACTGCACTATCTGATCAATTTCAAACAGGCGCACTTACCTTACGCATAGTAGATCAGAATGGCGACTTTAATCCGCAGAATGTTACTGGCCCGTATTACAATTTATTAACACCAATGAAAAAGGTGCAGATTAGTGCCACCTACTTATCAGTAACATATCCTATATTCCAAGGCTTTATTACAAGCTACGTTACTACATACCCAGGTGAATCTGGCGAAGATGTAGCAATAACGACTATACAAGCTGTAGATGCATTTAGATTAGCGCAGGTAGCACAGATCAGCACAGTTACAGGTGCAACTGCAGGCGACTTAGCAGGCACACGTATTAATGAGATACTAGATGAAATTGACTGGCCAGCGACTATGCGTGATGTAGATGCAGGGCTTACTACTATGCAGGCAGATCCGGGCACTAATCGCACAGCACTGCAGGCATTAACTACTGTTGCCAATTCAGAGTATGGCGCATTATATGTAGATGCTAGTGGCTCATTCGTATTCCAAGATAGAAATGTAACAGCTGGATCTATTGGCGGCACACCTACAGTCTTTGCAGATAACGGCACAGGTATAGATTACTTTGATGCATCATGGATATTAAATGACACACTAATATTTAACAAAGCCACTATTACCAGGTCAGGTGGCACAGCACAGGTAGCATCAAACCAAGACAGCATAGACAAGTATTTTTTACACAGTTATTTCTTAGACAACCTTTTAATGCAGACAGACCCAGTTGCACTTGACTACGCACAGGCTTATGTGGCTAGTAGAGCTGAGACTAGCATCCGAGTAGATGCCATAGTGCTAGACCTATACACAGACAATTACAACACCGGCATAATTGCAGCCCTCGATCTAGACTTCTTTGATCCCATACAGGTAATTACTACACAGCCAGGCGGATCTACCCTAGAAAAAACATTACAGATTTTTGGTGTAAAAATGAATATCACACCGAATAGTTGGAAAACCACGTTCACGACATTAGAGCCAGTCATAGACGCATTTATCCTAAATGATACGATTTATGGCACTTTAGACTATAATGTCCTAAGTTACTAA